TTCTTTTATCAATTCGATTTGAGCGTTGTCTAGAATCTTTAATGCTTCTTCTGCCTTCGCATTAGAATAGCCATAATATTCTTTTACCGCATCCAAATCACTGTTAGAAGCCTTTTTGTGCCATTTAGAAAATGGGCGTTTCGAGGCTCTTACAATATTTAGGAGAAAGTCATATTTGAGTTTGTTATCAAGGTTCGTAAATCGATTCATTTCGTTCGCCCAGAGAACTGTGTCTCGATGATAGGAGAGCGCACGATTGACCATAAACGACGAATATGACTTTTCGTCCTGCTCGGTCAATAGAGCATATTCTTTCGTCTGTAGGATAGACGGAATGATTTCTTTAAACAGATCAGCCATTGAACTTGCACTCCACCATCATTTCGGTGAGACATGCAGTAAGATTCAATTCCTGGTCAGCAACAAACGCAGACTGGTATTGATACTTTGCGAGAATCAAAACTGCGTTTGGAATTGTGGACTTGTCCAGAATATCATACAGACTATCATAAATCTTACGATAGATTTTTGCAGGATCATCACCACCAAAGTCAGCAACCCACTTACGCATTGCACTGAAGTTTTGTTCTTTAAGTGATCCTACCAACTCATTTAGAGAAACATCAGCAATGCTGGAAAGAATACCAGCATCAATATTACCACTGACTGAATATCTTTGAAGTTCATTTAGAACACGACGGTAATCAGGAAAGTGCTTCTTAACAACCTCAGCAAGAGTCGATTTATCAAAAGGAATCTTTTCAGTTGTTAAAATTTCTGCTGCTCGCTTCATAAAGGCGATTGCCATTTTTGGCTTATCTTCTTTGCGCAGTTTGAATTCAATCACAGCACATCGACTATGCAATGGTTCAATGATGCGATTCTTAAAGTTGCAAGTCATGATGAAAGTGCAGTTATGCGCAAACTCTTCCATTGCTGCGCGCATGGCTGGCTGAGTTGAGTTTGGATTTAGGTAGTCAGCCTCGTCGATGATAATGACTTTCTTACCGCCAGTCATCGACATTGAACTTGCGTAGTTCTTGATCTTGACGCGGAAGGTGTCAATGCCTGACTCATCCGAACCGTTGATCATCAAATAGTCGCAGCCGATTTCATCACAGAGCGCACGAGCAACTGTAGTCTTACCTGTACCTGGTCCACCACAAAGCAACAAATGCGGAATCTCTTTCCGATCCACATAGGATTGAAAAGTAGATTTATATTCGTCGGGAAGGATACAGTCAGCGATAGTATGCGGTCGATATTTTTCAACCCACAATGCTTCATTCATAATAAAATTCTCCAATCACTTACGTTTTTCTCTTCTATGGATTCTTCTAACTTGGTTAGTCGCTTCCCATAGTTGTACTCCAGTTTTTTCTGTTGCATGAATTAGATTATGACAATCTCTACACACTGGAACAAGATCAACACTTATATTTTCATGCCCTAATCGCTTATATGTTCTATGGTGCATATCTAATGCTTTATTGCCTTCTTCGCAACAAAAACATTTCCATTTACCATTTTCTTTTAACTTTTTGTAAAGTTTTGAACTATAGAATTTTTGCTTTTTTGCTTTCCATTCAGCGGATTTCAAATATGCTTTATATTGTTTATAATCCATAATTACTCAGTCACTATTCTACGCCATTTACCATTTGTCATCAAGTACATTTCACCATCTGGACCAACCGTCAAACTTGCAGTAACATCTTTGCGAGTGCCTGGAACATATTCCCGACCAAAAGTATATTGATTTGGTTTTGGTGGAACGATCTCACCGTATTCTGCTCCAAGAGTTAGTTTGCCATTGAAGCCAGCGGCTTTGATTTCTTGAATTGCTTTAGATTTGTCTGTGTCTGGTAAAACAGCAGCGGCAGCAACAACACCACCTGCAGCAACACCAGCACCTAGACCGAGGAATTTAAAGAAAGATCTTCGTGTTGACATATCACAACTCCATAATATAAAGGTTGGGGTGGAGGAGGTGAACCCTCACGATGAGCAGTCTGGCGGATAGTACCGTCGGTATAGAAAACCGCACCCCAATACTCTTATTTAGCCACCGTTTCGTAAATAGATTGAAAATCGCTCTGCTCAGCAACTTCTTCTTCATAATTACGCTTGTGGTAAACACGCGCCAGTTTTCGACCCAACTTCTTTGGAATCTCGCACTCATCTTGCATTTTCTGCAGAATCTCTTTAATTAGATCACGTTCTGCTTCGATACGAGTGAGGGAGTTCGAAATCTCTTGGAGACAACCAAGAACCTTTGCTTTATCAATTGCCATGATTATTCATCCCCAAATGTCGAGTTTGCTGCTTCAATCGCGATATAGTAAGTGATTGGAATAGTCTTATGCTTGAACTGAGCAAGACCTTTCTTAGCGATTGCAACATCATACGAACCATCAAGAAGTTTGAAGTTTTCAACCTTCATCACGACTCGAAACTTCGAACCATCACCAGTGCCAATCTCAATCTTTGATTGATCAGCAGAATCATCCTTCACATCAGTTGCGATGAAATGAATCACACTACCGTCACTTTCAAATACAAAGTTTGGTGAACCAGAAATGCCAGCACTCTTGCGCATCCACTCGAGATCTTCATGTGAAAGACTAAATGAACAATCAGGTGCCGTAAAAGTAATTGCCTTCTCAGGCGGAGTTACAATAACTTTTGCAGAACAATATTTAATATAATCTGATTTCTTTTTATTTTCAGTGCTGATGTTAAGTTTATCATCATCAAAAGCAAGTTCAGCATCCTTATAGAGAGAAACCTTTGCAAGAAGTTTGTTTAGATCATACAATGCAAATTCTTTTGGAAAGTTCTCGCTTACAGTTGCCTCAACAAAAATTGTCTTAAGAGGAGAAATTGTTTTCAAAACATTACCAGCCTTGAACTGAAGGCTTTGATTGATGCCTGAAAAGTTCTTAAGAACATTCACAGTATTTTCAGAAAGTTTCATAATTAACGACCTCATTTGCTTCAACACGATTATTATATAACGAATCAACGATTTTGTCAACTCTAATTTTCAACTCATCCAATGAACAATTATTGTCCATTACAATATCATAGTCACTGCCAATCCAAGCCCACTCTGAATAGTGGACTTCAGGATATGCATTGCGCATCAGTTCAGGTTTATTTTGTAGATTGCAGTCTCGAGCCAGAGCAAACCACTCAGGATCGTCACCACGACGAACGCGAATAACACGCCCTCCAGAATCTCGAATAGCCTTGATTTCATTTGGAAATCTTACATCAGCAATGACATAATTTAATTCTGGGAATTGTTCACATCGACGCATCACTGTATGAACCCAGAGGTCAGGATGGAAAACATCCCTTCCTGCCTCTGTGCCCATTAGTTGAAGTGCAAGTCTTGGTGAAAACTCACGACCAAGTTTCTTTGACCACCATTCATCTTTTGTTTCACGCCATGCTCGAGATTCTGGAGTGCTACCCTCGAGCATTTCGCGATTCCAACCAAAGATGATTGAACATGCATCCTTCAGACTGTTTGCATAACTTTCTTTGATGAAGTTATGTCGTTCAACCAAGAGATCGGCGATTGTACCTTTCCCTGCTCCAATGAAGCCTACAAGTCCAACAATCATAATAGATTATAGAGATCCGACGTAATTTGCAACGGCTGGCATGTCACCAGTGAATGCATACGTTCCGATGTGATGCGTCTTCATCCATGGGCAGAGCCAAATCTGACCACCGATGTTTCTCCACCATTGGCAGAACATATAGTCTTCAGAAAGATAACGATCTGATCCACCAACTTGACGTTCTTCGCCATTCACCGAAACGGTACGCTTGCGATCAATGACAGTGTCAAAGAATGCATGGATGTAACGAGTGCCGTCGAAGTTTGCTTGGCCAATGTGATCTGGACGATAACTAAATTCAGGATAGGCTTCCTTGAATTTATTAAACACTTCACGTTTGATCATCATGAAGCCTGTACCAATCTCAAGAACTTCAATTGGCTCAGCAACAGAGAATTTCTCAGTGCCAGGAACTGGATTGAAGACGAAATCGCCAGCAACCTTTTCCATCTCACCTGGTTCAATGTCAGGATGACGCTTGACTGCTTCCTTGATTGAACCCCACTTGACTGATTTCTTTGGATATGGTCCACCAATAATATCTTTATCGAGAGCAAGACATGCGACGATATCTCGCGGATCATAATGAATGTCAGCATCAATAAAGAGCATATGAGTGAAACCTTCTGCGCGAAGGAACTCATCAGCAAGATAATTGCGTGCTCGGGTAATTAATGATTCGTTAAAGATAAATGAGAAACGAACTTCAATTCCATATTGAGAACAAATTGCTTGAAGATCCAAGCAAGACTTAACATACATTCCGTGTGCCATGCCACCGTACATTGGTGTGGCAACAAATAGTTTGCACTTTCTTAGATCTTCAACTTTAACTTCTAGTTGCATAATTATTCACTCCAGTTATAAAATTTTCTAATATTGTCAATGATCTTTGCCTGATCATCGAGATTTTCGTTGACCATTGTCTCTATATAGTCCATGAGCGTCAACGAACCCATGATATTCGAAATTTTTGTCGCACGAGAATTCTTAAATTTATCGTCTTGGTCATCCTTGCGATCAACATGACGTTGTTCTTTGGTATCATGAGAAGCGGTAAGAATCAAGACTTTAAAATCATTTGGGAATAGTTCTGAAAGGCGATCGAGCATCTTACCATTGAAGAGTCTGTCACCTTCAAATATGACGTTTGCATTTTCAAGTGATTCAAAGAATGCAACAGCATCTGGCTGAACAGCCATGCTCAAACGATCTGTTCCCTGAAACACATTATCGCCAGTTTCATATTTACCAAGAATATACAAATTGAGTTTCTTGGAGTGCATTGCATCCAAAAGTTTTTGTGGTTTGACAATTTGCCAATCATCAGCCATCGAAATTAATTTAAACATCAAAGTGGTCTTGCCAGTTGCTGGCTCACCACCCATTGCAATCACTTTTACCATAATGCTTCTAATCCTTCTTTGATAGGTTGCTCATCTTTAAACATCCAATCTAGTTTTTCTATTCTACCCGTTCTTACATAGAAAGTAAACTTTTCTTTGTTGATTGTAGCATTGCGAATCGCAAGTCTTGAATCAAGAGTTTCGTCACGCGCTTGCCACAATACATTCCATTCAATACCAGTCCAGCCATCTTTTTCTGCTTGCTGAATTTCTTCAGATTGGCGATCAAGATAGTAGCCAAGATATCTTCCATGATGCTCACGAAAGATTTTCTTGAATGAACAAAGGCAAGTTTCCATCGTGAAGAAATCAATTTGATCTAGCAAGTCGGGGTTTCTAGATGCCGTTTCTTCAAGTATGTCTCGCGATCTTGCTTCAAGAGATAGGTACTCTCCTGCAGTAAGTTGTTTATCGTATTTGTCATCTTCGCCGAGGGCAAGAAGCAAACCATTACGATGTGAACGAGAGCCAGAGTAATCGTCCAGCATGAGGCTAGTAGGTACACACTTAATGTAAGCAGTATGACAGAGATGCTGAAGATAAAACCAAGTGGAATAGCGACCAAATTTATGAAGACTTCCTTTAAGATTATTCCAAAGGCTGTTGAAAGTTTGCTCCTCGTTGTCTCCATAATAACTCTCCAAAACTTCTCTTTGTGTGCGATTGCCAATAAACTCTTGATAAGATTCGAACATGGCTGGCAAGTGACCCTTGTTCCACTTTGTATCTGTTTGGTATCTCAGTCTCTTGTAGTTGTGCGTATTCCACCAGCGAATACGATCCACTGTGGCGAGTTCATAATCTGGAAATTCGTTTTTCAGAACCCATGCAGTTGGCAATTGATAGGTGTTACCATAGAGCCATGCAAACCAGAGTCTTTCTTCGTCGTTGTGTTCGTATCGTTGGTGGAGATAGTTAGTGCACCAAACGGCTGGATCACAGTCGCCGAATTTCAGCGACCATGAGTACCATCGAATAAATTGTTCTCGTCTATCAATCTTCAAATGCTGGCAAGACCTCAACTTCAACAGGAAGATTATTAAATCGAATAGTTTCTTTCAATTTCTCAATCCACTTTTCCTGCTCATCATTTACCAACTCTGCTTTTGAAGCGTAGTATAAAACGATGGCACCTTTCTTAGCATCAACAGTTTGCATACGACGAAACACCCAACCCAAAACCTCAGCATATTTTGCTTTGCTCTGAGAGGTGCTCACTGCAGCAATGTCATGTTTTTCATACTTATTCCAAAGATAGTCATTAAAGAATCCATCATCATAAGTAATTAGATTCTTCTGGTATCTCAATTCAAGTCTTTCTTTTTCAAAGTCATTCAGAATTGATACCAATACACCATTCAGTTGCGACTTTGATTCACAAACCATCAAGAAACGATCATAAATCAAATTTCTTGCACGCTCAACATGCGTAGGTTTAGAA